GATATACCCCGCCACGCTTTCCCCGGCGTGGGCGGCGGCGGTGTTCAAATCCTCTTCAATTTCTTTCGGGATTCTAATTGATTTTGTCGCAAACTTTGATAAATAACGGTCATTCGTTATTCTTTTCTTGTCTGTGAGCGGCATTTTTGTCACCTCTCTTTCTGCCTGTCCTCATTATATCAAATTTTCCCGGAATGCACCATGCAAAAATTGACGGAATGAATCATGCTTTTTTGTGCATTTCGTAAAATTGCATGATTCATGCTTGACACATTGCATGAATCATGCTATGATATAGCCACAGCAAGCGAAACACCGCAAAACAGAAAAGAGGTCAAACCGCATGAAACTTTCCGAAAAGATCGCCGCGATTGAATCCGGCGAATACGCCGTAACATGGACGACCCCCGACGGGTCGATCATGAAAGCCGCCGATTATGGCCCGTATTACGTCGTTTATCGCAACGGCGAACCGATGGGCGCGATTGACAGCCCCGATGATCTGGACATTTTCGCCGCCGCGAACCACTACACCGCATGAGCCGCCGGACACCTTGACGGGCCGCACCGCCGAAAGCGACCCGATCCCAACGCCCCGCCGGGGTGAATCAAACCAGAAAAGAGGTGAAAAGCGTGAATAAAGAGTTTTTCAAGCTGCCGAAAGCTGTCAAGCGGGCAGTTTGGGCCGCTCTTCTTGCCGAATGGCAAAAGAAAAAGCCCGCCACCCGGTAAAGGGTGACAGGCTTGCAAGATAGGTTTTCGCATCCCGATCTTGCAATGATTTTACCAGCTTTCGCCGGTAAAGTCAAGCGGACACTTTCAAGGGCTGCACCGCTGCCGCAAAAGCAACCCTATGCCACCGCCCCGCCGGGGTGAATCAACAGAAAAGAGGTTTTGAACCATGACAGCACTTGACCGCAAAATAAACCAGCTTGCCGCCCGCCACGGGTGGAGCATCGAGAAGCAGCACCGCGCCGCCGTCGATTGCTATATCATCGACGCGGCAACCTATGAGGATGCCGGGAAGATCACCGCCGCGCTGAACCGGTGCAAGGGTTTACGCCTTGAAACGCTGTCGCCGCTCCACTATGAATCGTGGGCCGTCAAAGTTTGCGACGCTGGACAGTGGAACGCATGGCGGGAGCGGGAGCGGCAAAAGTCCGCCCTTGTTGATGTGTTCTATAACGCATTGAGGACGAACGGCGGCGACCAGAACGCCGCAAAAGCGGTTCAGCGCGAAACCGCTGTACAGTGGAACGCCGTGGAAGCGTTCAATCTGATTTACGCATGACCCCGCCCCGGATACCTTGACGGGCCGCACCACGAAAAAGCGACCCGATCCCACCACCCCGGAAACATCCGGGAGAAAGCCGAACACGAACCCACAAAACGAAAAAGGAGCGTAAACCATGAAACGAATCTTGACCGCCGCCGCACTTGCCGCCGCGCTACTGTCCAGCGCACCCCGCGCCGCTGCCGCCTGTCCCTACACCGTCGGCCCGTTGGGGCGGTACATCGCCCCGGCCATTGTGCAAGGCATGACCGCCACCAACGAAAACCAGATTGAAGTCTGGTGCAGCGACGCGCTGGACGGTGACGACTGGTTTTTCATCGTGGACAACGAAACCGAATTGCGGATCAATGACCGGGTGAATCTGCTGATCGACGCTCACGAAACCCCGGACGACTTCACAGACGACACCGTGGAAGATTGCTTTTTCTGCCACGATTGCGACAAAACCGAAGATTGAAAGGGGTGTACAAAAATGCGCTTTCAGATCGTCTACATGAAACGGGGTTTTCCCCTCACCACATGGGCCAACAACGCCGACCGGGCGCACCAACTGGCCGAACAGCTACGCCGCGCCGGTTATTCCGTGGACGTGTGGCAGCACACCGAAGAGGGATCACGAAAAACTGATCTTTGACCCCGCCGGACACCTTGACGGGCCGCACCACGAAAAGCGACCCGATCCCATTCCCCCGGCACACCGCCGGGACGATCCACAAAACGAAACACGAAAGGAAGTATTTACCATGACGAATAAACAGATCATCCGCGCCGCCGCTGAACGTCTCGACCCGGCCACGCTGCACCAGATCGCCGCCGCACACCACACCCCGGAAGAGATCGCCGCCGTTGCTGCATCTTGCAAGATCGTTGACAAGGACGGCGAGAAGCCCGCCACCGCCGCGGATATTGAGATCATGTTTGCAGCGGACGAACTGCACACGTTCGACTATTGGAAGAAAGAGGGCAAGAGCGTCAAGAAAGGCGAAAAAGCGTTGCTTGAATGCTACTTGTGGAAGTACACCACGAAGCCCAGCAAAGAGCAGCGCGAAAAGGCCGCGGCAGAGGGCAAGGAAGCCGCACCCGATCCGCATTACTACCCTACGAAGTCCCATCTTTTCAGTTGCTTACAGGTCGAAAGCAGCAAGCCCGCCCCGCAAGCCCGGTTCAAGTCCACGGCGGAGATCATCGCATACAACAAGCGGCTTGCAGCCGAACGCAAGGCCGCGAAAGCTGCAAAGGAAGCCGCCGAAAAAGCAGCAGCCGAAACCGTCCGCCCCGCGCCGGTCGTCGTTGAAGAGCACCACGAACTTCCCGAACTGGTTCACGTTGAACCGCTGCCCACGAAAAAGGCCGTGAAAAAGCCCCGCACCACGAAAGCCGCCCCGGATGCCGTCAAAAAGGCAGAACAGGCCGCACGGGATGCAATGAACCGCTTTATTGCTGTTCCCGAAACCGACCGCGCCGGACAAGCCGCCGCCCTTGCTGAGTGGCGCACCGCACGAACCGCCGTAGAGGAAGCAAAGAAGCAGCCCGCCGCCCCGGTCGTCGATCTGGACAAGCTCGAAAAGCTGTTTGGTGAGCATTATTCCCGGCTGTACCGCTCTCACGATGACGACGAAAGCCACGAATACCGGGAAGCGGTGAAAGAGTTTGACAACCGTTCAAAGAATGACCCCGCGTTTCATGCGCTGGTGGATCAGTGGGTGCAGAAGATGCACGACTTTATCAGCAGCGACCGGGAAGCAGCCGCCTTTGTGATGGCCTTGCACGAACTCGAAGAAGAGCAGAGCAAGCCCGAAATGGTTCCCAGCGTCCAACAGCTCGACTTTGCAAGCATCGCCGCCGGTGTGCTGGCATGATTCCAGCGCGGACACTCTAGCCGGGTTGCACCGCACAAAGCAGCCCAGCCCCACACCCCGCCGGGGTGAATCACGAAAACGAAAAGGAGATTATACCATGACCGCCAACGAAGAGAAGAACGAACTTGTTGTTGTGGATGTTCCCAACGTCCATATCTACGCTTTCACCGTGTCCGGCTGGCCCACGCCCCGCACCGCCGAAGAGGTGTTGAACGCCGCCTGGAAGAGCACCGCCGAAAGCATCCAGCGGATCACCCAGATCATCGAGTCCGGCGACTACGAAAGCGACCGGGGATATTGGGAAAGCCGCCTTGCGCAAGAAAAGGCCCGCTCTTATGCCGTCATGACCTACGGCGAATGGCTGGACTTTGAGCGGGAAAAGCTGCTCACCCCGGAAATGGTCGAGATCACGAAACAGGACTATGAGAACGCGCTGAACGTGTTGCCGCCGCGCAGCTGGCACACCCGGAACAACATCGAAGAGTTTTGCAGCCGGGAAATGTACAGCGGCACTTACACCACGCAATATGCGTTCCAGCTTGTAACGGGCCGCTACTTTGCGAAAATGGTTGATTGCGCTGATTCTTCCACATGGTTGAGCACGATTTTAGCCCAGCAGTGAAACGGATACCTTGACGGGCCGCACCGTAAAGCGACCCGATCCCAACACCCCGCCGGGGTGAATCAAACACGAAAAGGAGAACGAACCATGACGACCCCGAACGATAGCCGGGACTTTTACCCTACCCCGGACAATCTCGCGTGGGAAATGGCTTACAGTCTGCAAAGCACAAAATACGGCTGGAAGCACCTACCGCAGCCCATCCTTGAACCCTCTGCCGGTGACGGCGCACTGGCCCGCCAGATTCACGCCGTCGCAGATATTCGGCACGATCCCAAAACGGGAGAACTTGACCGTTACAGCACGAGCAAGGCGAAAGAGTTTGATCTTGACTGTGTGGAACTGTCCAGCGACTTCCGCGCCAAACTGAAGAAAGACGGTTTCCGCGTAGTGCATGACGATTTTCTCACGTTCCGCCCCGCGAAGAAATACGCGGCGATCATCATGAACCCACCTTTTTCCGCCGGTGCTGCTCACTTGCTCAAGGCTTTAGAGATCATGAAAGACGGCGGCAAAATCCGCTGTCTGCTCAACGCCGAAACGATCCGCAATCCCTACACGAACGAGCGGAAAGAGCTGGCGCAAAAGCTAAACGAACTCAACGCCCAGATCAAATACATCCCGGACGCTTTCAAGAACGCCCGCCGCGCCGCCCGCGTTGAAGTGGCGTTGATTTCCGTTGACATTCCCGACAAGGAGCCAGTAAGCAAAATCCGGTTGGAACTCAACAACGAAATGACCGACCACATGAAAGCCGATCCGCAGCTTGCCGCGCTTGTGTCTGCTGATCCCATCGCCGCCGCGGTGGAACGGTACAACGCAGCCGCCGAGGGCATCCGCCGTATCTACGAAGAGTACAACGGAATCAAGAGCCTGTTTTCTGCTGCTACCGCAGACGACAAGGAAACCGAAGTGCTGAACTTCAACAAGAGCTATAACGAAGCGATCCGCAGCTTGCGCGGCTTGTACTGGCAAAAGCTCTTTGACCTGCCCCAAATCCGGGACAACTTAACCAGAGCGATGCAGGACGAATATCACAACCGCGTTTCCGAACTGGTTGACTACGATTTCAGCCCTTACAACATCCTCACGATCCGGGAAGAAATGTCCGCCAACATCGTGCAGGGCATCGAAAGCGAGATCGTGGAACTGTTCGACGACTGGACGAATCTGCACTACAATTCCGAATACTCGAAGAATGTCCACTACTACAACGGCTGGTGTACGAACGAAGCGTACAAAGTCGGCAAGAAAGTGATTTTCCGGTGTCAAGCGTTCAGCGATTGGTCTGGGCGGTTTGAACCCAGTTGGAACGCGGAAAGCTGCCTGTCACGAATTGAACGCACCTTGCACTATCTGGACACGAACGGCAAGAAGTACAACGGTGATGATCTCCGGGCCACGCTGAAAGCTGCCGGGGAAGCCGGACAGAGCCAGAAAGTGCAATTCCACTACTTCACCGCCACGTTTTACAAAAAAGGCACTTGCCACATTGAGTTTTCAAATGACGACATTTTGAAGTCATTTAACCTGTTCGCCAGCCAGAAGAAAGGATGGTTGCCGCCGTCCTACGGCAAGAAAGCCTATCACGACATGAGCAAGGCAGAGCAGAAGATCGTGGACAGCTACGAGGGCGAAGCGAGTTACACAGACACCCTTGCACGGCATCTGATCCCCACGAAAGCCACGCTTTTACAGCTCAACGCATAAAACGGATACTCTAGCCGGGTTGCACCGCACAAAGCAGCCCAGCCCCAGCCGCAAGGCCACCACGAAACGAAAAGGAGATACAAACCATGCGTGAATACGATCCGAACCACCGGTATCAGGTTATCACCTGCGCTTCTGCCGATTTCACCGATGAAGATATGAGTTTCCGCACCGTCGCCGAAGCCCGCACACGAATTTCCTATCTGGTCAAAGAATATGCCACAGACGGGCGCAATCTGGACGGAGCCGCGATTTTCGACCGCAAAACGAACTGCTGCACCCACCTTTTCGGGTGTGCGATGCTGTCCGCGTTCTCTGTCGATGTCGCCGCACGTTCCGCGCCCCGCAGATACCCCGATATGCCCGCGGCCAGCACGATTTACTACTTCATCTACTGCAAAGGCCCCGGAGATCAGCATTTCACCCTCTGCGACCCGTGGGGCGGTAGGCGCGGCATGAACAAGGTTTTTGCGCCCCGGTTCACGAAAGATCAGGCGGACAAGGTTGTTGCACGAATGACCGAACGTAACCCCGGCTTTACCTTTCAGCGGCGACCGGCCCGCTGAATATCTGGACACCTTGACGGGCCGCACCACATGAAAAGCGACCCGATCCCACCGACCGGCGCACCGCCGGGATGAATTACGAAACGCAAAGGAGATTCAACTATGAAAATTACAATCATCGACACCGCCGCATACCTCGACACTCCCTATAACCCCGAATTTGTCAGCCAGATCAAGAACATCGGCGGCGCACGGTGGGACAGCTCCCGCCGGGAGTGGAAGATTCCTGCCGCCTGTGTGGAACAGGCACGCGAGATCATGCGCCGGGTGTTCGGCGAGTGCGATCTGCCCGACGAAACCCGCCGGGTAAACATCAAGCTGACTTTCAGCGAGAGCGTTTGCGGCAATACCCGCGAATCACTTATCATCTTTGGCAAGCAGATTGCCCGCGCTTATGGGCGGGACAGCGGCGCGGTCGTCGGCGGTGACGTTTCTTTCATCGAGGGAAAGCCCACCAGCGACGGAAGCCGCGCCAACTATTACGCCCGTGTTCCCGCCGGTGCGGTTGCTCTGCTGCGCAATGTCCCCGAAAGCATCCTGCACGAAGATTTACCGGACGGCGTGACTTATGAGATCATGCCGGATGAAACGGCCCCCAGCCGTGAAGCACTTCTCGCAGAGAAAGCACGGCTCACGGCGCGGCTTGCCGAGATTGATAAGTTGCTTATCTAATCCGCCCGAACAGCTTAACTACACGGCCTGCGTGGGCTTTATGATATTGCAAGTCCATAACGAGACAGAAAGGATGATTTTCTATGTTCACGCCCTACTTTGTCGATTCCACCGGCAAGAAGCACACGTTTCCTGACGACTTCGCGCTGAAAGGCGGTTTGGTTCTCGCTTGGCGACGCGGAGAAAGCGTCTTTGACTACCGGTATCGTCTGAAATCCAGCTACACCGGCGGGCACGACTACCAGCTGCATTCCATCCATCAGAGCTGCGACGGTTTCACGGTTCAATTTTCCTACGAGAGCGCAATCGGTGGAGAGAACTATTGCTTGTGATTCTTTGCCCCGGTTCCCCGCCGGGGCTTTTTGTGTTATACTTTCATCAACGAATTTTCTATTTTTCGTGCCAGAGATTGAACTATGCTTTACAAAATGCGTAAAAAGGAGGTCTTTTTGTGAACGAAGCCCAGTTTTTCGCGCCTTGGCGTGTTGTCGCCGAATTTGCCGACGATTCCCGCCTGACCTTTGACGGATTCACCGAAGAGCAAGCCCGCGCAGCTATGGAAGCCGCCCAGAACGAACACGGCGACATTGCGTGGTGGGATCATGTAACCGATGTAAATTACAGCGACGGCCAGTATTACAAGACGCTCCACCAGCCGCCCACGGTTCATGTGGTAGATTTTTCCGGCTATGACGGCCCGCTGGATGAAAACGGTTTTCCG